AACTAATAAATCATAGAATAAACTTGTAGGAACAATGCGACTGTTCTTTGTTTTTGATAAGTCACTATCAGCACCTTTGACTTGCTTCTCCTGACTTGCACTAGCGCCCTCACTCCAGTTAATCATAAAGTTCTTTGGCTTGTCTCCTAATGCTACACCTGCAACTTTAGTGTATGCATAGAAGTCTACCTCAGGTAATGACTCTGCTAACTTGAACGCCATACTTGCATACTCTGGGCTAAAGAAATCACCAGCATCGTGCCAACGAATACTTACTTTGTATCCGCCCTTCTTACCCTTCATTGCCTCTTTGCTTATATCTGTTTTAAGTTGGTTAAAGAATCCTTCGGGATCATTTAATAGATATGTAAGAATTCTACCATCACTTAACCATGGACCTTGAAACTGTACTTTACCGCCCTTCATGGCAAAGCAATCTATTTTACAACTACCTGCGCCAGGACATGTGTTTACAATAATTAATTCGTTTGTATTTTCATCTAATGCAATACCAACTAATGCTGCGAAACCAATGTTGAAGAATTGTTCTTGTTCACCATCACTATGCTTCATCTTCTCATTCTTTTTAAGAAGTGCTTTTGGTCTTTCTTTTAATGCAGCCTTAATTGCATCAACATTATACTTTTTACCATCTTCACTATAATAACCTACTACGCTACTACGATGGATGTATGGTAATTTATATTTGTCAGTTTTCTTTTTCTGTTGTGTACGAATACGATCCAAATAGTCAGTTAGTTCAGGATCGCCTATAGGTCTTGTAGGTGCTGCTAGTTTGGTTGCTTCATCAATACTTTCATTACTCTTGCCACCAGTTCCCCAGTTGCTTGCACCCTTCTTACGGCACTTAACTAATGCACCACTAGCATAAGCACTAGGCCATACTTTATAACGGCTCTTAACTTTATAGTAGCAAGCATCTTTCTTTTCTGCTATAAACATTTCACTAAACATCGGTCCACCACAATGTGGGCATTTTTCTTCCTGACCTTCATTGGTATTTTTTACACAATTGGGATATGTTTTTCCAAACATCTTTTTGTTACCTTCTTTATGATAACCTTTCCAACATGCTTCATCTAGTTCACCTTCAGCTACCTTGCCAGCAGGTACACCACCCCGTAACCTGATAAGACTTTTAGCACCGTGCCCGGCAGCAATTCGTTTGGCATCAGCATCGTCTTTGGCGACGAACTTCTTGACTTGTCCGTTGCGTAGCATCATTTCATATTGCCCTTCGTTCAACGAGCCTTCCGCCACACCTTGCCTACTATCAACAAATTTTTTAAATTCTTCAACTGTAGTGCCTTTTGGTAATCTATGCTCTTTGCCATCAGGACCTATAGCACTATAAAATTTAACATAACGGTCATCTTCTGTTTGAGTTTCTATAGCAAACTTATAACCCTTATATGTACCTAGTATATCAGTTTTAGTGTCACCTAATCCTTCACTAGTTTTCTTTTTAGTAGCAACATTCTTTGCAGGACCTCTTCGCTCTGGATTAGGATCTTCTCTGCGCTTTCTTGCGGCTGCACTAGCACGACCTTTTTTACCTAAACTGTGTGCTTTGCTTTGTGGTAAACACTTTGGTTTACCTTCACTGTCATCACCTCTAGCACAAGCACCACGAATCTTACCATCAGGCCCAAATCGTACCCACTTCTCTTTGAACCATTGTCTTAGATTTTCATCTAATTCTTCGTTTGGTTCGGGTTCTTCACCCTCTGCACTTTTGGCAACAAACTGTTGCGGTGTCATTATCTGTATACCCTTGGGTGCTCCGGGTAATTTTGGCTCTGCGCCTTCAAATAATTCTTTGAAATTCATAGTGGGTTCCAATAATAGTTGACTATATTACGCAATTCTGCTATACTATATCTTATATTTATCATTATGGACTATTCTATGCATTCTTTCGACACTTCTATCCGTCGTATGGGTTTCGCCTGCAAGTGGGCTGAAATCAATAAGAAGGGTGAAATTGCTAGTACTGAGGGTCTTAACACCGGCGGTACTACTCACGCATGGGCTAAACGTCAAAAGTCTCGGCAGATTGTTGAGGACAAACTTATTGATGTAGCCAAGCGTAACATTCTTAACACTCATGCACTTGTCAAAAAAGTTGCAGAATTACCGCGCGGTCTACGCATGTTGCGCCTTACTAGCGACATGTTTTCGTTCTACACTATGGATGAGTACAAGGACTTTTGGAAGAATCCATACATTCAAAATCTACTTGAACATTGGATGGCACCCATCGGTGAGACTGCTAGGGCAAATGATGTTAGACTGTCGTTTCACCCTGATCAATTCGTAGTTCTTGCAAGTGATCGTCCTGAGGTAGTAAATAAGAGTATCGAGGAGTTTGAATATCATGTTGACATGGCCAAGTTCATGGGCTACGGCAAGACATTTCAGGACATTAAAATCAATGTCCACATCTCGGGTCGAGCCGGTCCCGAAGGCATTAGACAAGCCTATAAACGGCTATCACCTGAAGCAAGAAACACACTCACAATCGAAAACGAGGAAATAACACATGACTTACACACAGTTTTACAAATTGCTGACTTGGTTCCGATCGTATTGGACATCCATCACCACTGGGTTAATTGCGGGGAGTATATTGAACCATCTGATGACAGGGTTAAAAAGGTTATTGATAGTTGGCGCGGTATTAGGCCTACTCTACATTATAGTGTTTCACGGGAAGACCTACTTGCAAGCCATCCCAGACACGAACGCCCCGATCTTCGGGCGCTACTAGAAAGTGGTCACAATAAACAAAAGATTCGTGCCCATAGTGATTACTATTGGAATGATGCAGTCAACGACTGGGCATTGACATTCCATGATAACTTTGATATCATGTGCGAAAGCAAGGCTAAGAACCTTGCTAGTTTTAAATTGTATGAAAGATTATTGAATGTCTGATTTTATTAAATGGGCAAAGAAAATTGATTGGCAAACAATCAATAATGTATGCGATTCACTAGATGACTTGAATGATAGCCAATATAGATTTCTTAAAGGGAGATTTATAGAACTTTTGGTTGAACACTACAGCAAAGGTGTTTTAGAATTTGTAGGCGAAAAGCATAAGGATTTTAATTGTAAAAAGTTCAAATGTACTATTGAACTTAAAAGTGAAGTAAGTAACAGTTTGTACAACAAAAAAACTATGCGCCCTAATTTTAATATTAGGTTTAGTAATAGCATGGGTACAAATAAAACTGAAATTGATCCTGATCATGTAACAGATTATGTAATAATCATTAAAAAAGACGGTGTTGTATTAGTCGATAAAAAAACTGTGTTGGAAAGTGTCGTATCTCACGGTGATGGTTTTACTCTTAAACTTCAACCTAATAAAGTAGTTGAACTTTCAGGCAAATTAACTCCTAACAAAAAAATACAATTAAATATTAAGGAACAAGTTGATTTGTTAATGAAACAAACAATATCACAATTGGAGTAAGAATGTTTGATAAAATTAAAAAATGGTTCGTAAAGCCTGAACCTGTAAAAGAAGAACCTAAAAAGGTTAAAGTACCTAGACCTAAAAAAGAAAAGCCTGTATTATCAGCAAAGGATGAGGCGACTGCAAAAGGTGAGCCTTATGTTGCCATTCTAAGAGTTGACATTGATCCCAATGATGTTAATAATGGAACATTTGAATTAGATTGGAATCAAAAATTTGTCATTAATCTAATTAAGGCAGGATATAAAGGCAAGGATGATGTACCCGATAGTGTTATCGTAGACCGTTGGTTTCAAACAGTATGTCGCAATGTAGCACTAGAACTATACGAACAGCAACAAGCAGATCCGGCTAATCGTGATTTACGTGTTATCAATACTAAAGATATCGGAGATGGTAGAACAGAGGTAAGTTGATGATTAATTGGCCAGTAGGCGTTGTACCTAATAGGTACACAGTTAGATATGAAAAATTAATTGAAAACGCAAAAAATAGAATTTTTCCTGAAAATGAATACGGAGAGGTTCACCACATAATACCTAGATGTTTTGGTGGTTTAGACACAGACGATAATAAAGTAAAACTTTATGCAAGAGAACACTATATTGCTCATCTATTTTTATGGAAGATGAGCATGACTCCAAAAATGCATAATAAAATGTCAATGGCTTTACATGTTATGGTTAATGGTTCAGGAAATCAAAAACAAAATAGAGATTATCTAATTAGTTCCAGAATATATGAACAGAGTAGAAAAGCATATATTGAGGCAATAAAAGAACATTTTGCTGAACATGGTGGAACATTTCTAGGTAGAAAACATAAACCAGAATCTATTCAAAAAATTATTGAGGCAAACATACGGACAAGAGATGTCAGGTCTGCGAAACTTTCAGGACCATTAAATGGTATGTATGGAAAAAAACATACAGAAGAAACTAAAAACATGATAAAAGAATCATGTACAAATATGTGGACTGAAGAATTAAGAGAAGAACAATCAAAAAGAGTCTTAGCAAAATGGCAAGATGAAGATTGGAAAAAACAGACACTTGAAGAAAGATATAAAAAAGAAAGTTGGCTCAATAGAGATTGGAAAACTATTGCAAGAAAATCTGCGGATACTAAAAAAGCAAATGGTTGGAAACCTTCTGAAGAAAGTAAGAAAAAAATAAGCGAGACTAGAAAGAAAAAAATTGCATCTGGGGAAATCGTTCCTTGGAATAAAGGCAAAAAAATGTCTAGTGACTATGTGCATAGTCAAAGCAAAAAATGGGAAATTACAAAACCCAACGGTGAAAAGATTTTATTTGTGGGTAACATACACGACTTTTGTAAAGACAATAAAATCGGATATGACTCTCTTAGAGATTTGGCTAACGGAAAACAAGGAAAAAATAAACTTTTTTTATTGGGCTGGAAAGTAAATATCCTTTAAAAGTTGACATTAATTCAAAATAGTAGTATACTTAGTGCATTATGTCTAACTATATATTGACCCCCGTATGAATTACGCACTCATTGACACCGCAAATACTTTCTTCCGTGCCCGACATGTAGCAAGTCGCAATAGCGACACATGGGAAAAAATCGGTATGGCATTGCATCTTACACTTGCTAGTGTAAATCAAATTGTACGTACACATAAAATTGACCATGTTGTATTCTGCTTAGAGGGCAGGTCTTGGCGCAAAGACTTCTACAAACCATATAAGGCTAACCGTAAACTTGATGAATCTGTTATGACAGAGGCGGACATTGAGGAGAACAAGATGTTTTGGGAAACATATGAAATGTTCACAAACTTCTTGCGTGAGAAAACTAATGTGTCTGTATTGCGTGAACCCAACGCAGAAGCAGATGACCTTATTGCACGATTTATTCATCTACATCCAAATGACACGCATTACATTATTTCTTCTGATACTGATTACGTTCAGCTTATTGCTGAGAATGTGTTCCAATACAATGGTGTATCCAACGAACTCATCACCTTACAAGGATACTTCAAAGATAACGGTAAGCCTGTAGTTGACAAAAAGACTAAGGAACATAAGTTGCTTGAGGACCCGCAATACTTGCTATTCAAAAAGTGCATGCGTGGTGATGCAACTGACAATGTATTCAGTGCTTATCCGGGAGTGCGTGAGAAAGGTAGTAAGAACAAGGTTGGTCTTGTTGAAGCCTTTGCTGATCGCACCAAACAAGGCTTCAACTGGAACAATATGATGTTGCAACGTTGGGTAGATCACGATGGTGTTGAACAACGTGTGCGTGATTGCTATGAACGTAACCGCGTACTTATTGACCTTACTGCTCAACCCGATGATGTTAAAGTTAAGGTCGATGGTGCTATTCGTAATGGTGTGCGAGTTACGACTACACCTCAAGTTGGAGTACACTTTATGAAATTCTGTGGCAAGTATGAACTTAATAAAATTAGTGAAAACGCTGAGGCTTATGCTAAATGGCTCAATAGCCCATATAAAGGTCAACTACATGAGCAAGTTACTGCCTAATCAGGTATACGCAGGATTATTTGAAATACTTAAAGATAAGACAATGTATTACCAAAGTGGAATCGATAGTAAGTATGACCACTTTACTGAGAAGGGTGAAAAGGCTGCATTAGAATGGTTACAGTTTGTAGCACCTAAAATGCTAGAGGTTGAAAAGGCAGAATTAGATGCCAGAGCCAAACAACTTGTGGTTGAGGAACTAAAAAAATGAGTTATGATTACGAAGGCCAGAAACTAAAAAATTATGAAAGTCTTGATAATCCACGAATCGGTGATTATTGGAATGAAATGTTTTGTCCCTACTTCCTTGTAGTGGATGTTAAGGGTGATGACATTACTGTATTGAGTTGTTTAGGTGGTCCTGACAGTTATAACCGCAAGCATGAACCTAATGCAAAAATTGATTTAAAAGATGGGTGGACTTTTGACCTAAGTAAATCAATGGTTGTCAATCGTGAATGGATGACCAGAGCCGTAAAGTATGATAGTATAGAAGGCTTTGTTGCAGATGTAGGCAATAGTGAAAAGACTGTTAAAATTGCTATGGAATGGCGTGACTGGAAACAGAAAGATATCCGTAAACAAATTCAAGACCTTGAAAAAAAATGGAATGAGTTTACTGGTTGGGGTCATTTGAAAGATGGTGTCCCCGCATGAACATCACAACGAGCAAGTCTACTGTACGTAAGATTAGCCCCGGTGATAGTAAATTTAATATCATCGATGGTATGGTCGTTGTCCCAAGAGCAGTTATAGAAATTGATAGAGGATGTCCGCAAAATTTTAAACATATTATAGAACAATGTGCGATGCAAGGTTGGATTAGACCCATTGCACATGTTAAGGATAATGAATTGTTTTGGGAAGAATTTCAGAAATGAAAAAGATTTATTACGAAAAGGTTGGAAGACGGTACAGGCCTGTAAGCGAATACGATAGTAACCTATTGGATGCACTACCTAAAGGAACTCATATTATTATGAGTTATCCAGGTGGGCAAAGTACTCGCTATAATATCGATCCTGCTTATGCTCCCATGATTGCCGCAGGTCGTGTTGCTGAAGATGCGGTGTCTGATGCTATTAGAGAGGCACTAGACCTTAGACCGCAAAAACAACCTATCACCGAACATCAACAAAAACTATGGCGCGAACTTGCTGAAAGTTTCAAGCAGGATGATTATCCAATTATTCGTCCGGCTACTAGAGATGCGGCAGAGGCTGCTATTAAGGCTATGACACAAGAAGCCGAAAAACTAATGGCTAATCCTACTGTCAAGAAAGCCTATGAGCATTTCTTACTTGTTTGTGAATTGACTAAAGAAGAATCTAAAGGAGAATAAATGCAAACAAAAATGAAAGATAAACTTATTGCCAAACCTGTTGTCAAAAATCAATTTTGGATTGTAACTGATGGCAAAGAAAAAGTCGGCAACGTAATTGCTGATGGAAGTGGCTTTGAAGTAAAATTGAATGGCAATATAAAGCACTTCAAAGACACAAATGCTATTAAGAGACAGATCAATATTGAATTTGAACGGATTGGTCCGGTAACTAGAACAAAAAACGATATCCCGTTTAATGAATTTCCTACTAGTAAGAAGGTATATAATTCTGTATTTGATATCAAACGTAAAGTGCATTTATTTACAAAGACTCCCAAGAGCAAATGCTATCATGCCGCAGGATACTATGTATTTGATCAAGGGTCGGAAAAAAATGTTGTTTTTTGTCCCAAATATATCTTTATCCAACGTTATCCCTATCAGGGCCCTTTTAAAACAGAATCAGAGGCTCAAAGTCTGATAAATAGTCAATGATGTTTATTAAAAGATTCTTAGAAAAAATGACTGCAATTGACGGAAGACAGGGCAGGGATCTTATTCTCTCATTAGATGAGGCCCGCGGATTGCGTGATGATTTGAATCAATTATTAATCGACAATTATGAACTATCTAAAACTGAAAAAAAGGAACAAGTCATCCAAGTGGAAGTTACTGGTGGCAAATGGTAAATGAGTAGAACCCAGCCCAAAATCTTACTTGAAATAGTAGATAAAAACACATATAAATGTGACCAAATTGTTGAGGCAGCAGGAATTTGGGCCGTGTTCTATGACGGGCAACCTATTAACTTAAAAAGTCAACACTACCTAGATAGTGAGGCAACTCCTAAATATAAGAAAACGAGTTTTAGTAATCCCGGTCATGCAAGAAATTTATGCAGGAAATTAAATAAGCAATTTAAGTCAGATAAGTTTACCGTTGTCTTTATGAATAACGGTTCAGTTGTTTATCCAGATGCCTAAAAGAAAATCAAAAAAACAAATCATAACTGAAGCCATATTACTGGAAATCAAAAAATCAAATTCTCAATATTATGATTTAGATTATGATAATGTTATGTTCAAGTGGTGGTTTACAGGAAGACAAGAGGGCCTTCGTTTAACAGACGAAGGTCTTTCCGCTTTTGAACTTGCAGATATAGAATACTATGATTGTGAATTCAAACAAGATGGTCAAAGTTTTCACAATTTTGTATTGAATCTCAATAAAAAAATACACTGTCCTTACTACATAGGCGTAAATAAAAATGAAAAAGAAAAAAGATTTTTCATTCGTCTTTTTGACAGTAAAATAGCAATGATGCTTACACTATACGGAAACATACAAGAATATCTTAACTCAGTAAAGGAAAGAAGATGACCGAAGAAAAGAAAAGCAAGAACCCCTTTGTCAACATGGCAAACGAAGCAAAGAAGAAGAACCCCGCATTTATAACAGGGAAGAATAATAAAGCGCCTAAACCAAATACAAAAGGATTCGGCGGACCTACTGTAGTTCGAAGATCAGGTCGCGGTGGTTAATACCAAAAACCTTCATTTCGTGTACGTCTAATAAAAGTTAAGTAATTGCTAATGACTCCATAGCAACGCAACTTGACGGTACTAAGCAATCCTCTATCAGTAATTTCAGGTAAAAATATAATACTACTGTTATCCACTGGTACAGTGCCCGGGGTTATGATTTGTCCTCCACTACTAGTTACATTAGTATTTTCACTCGGTGAGGGGAACCAAAAATAATTGGGATATAAATTACTGGGTTGTGTTTGCAACCATGTTTGCATGTCAGTATTTTTAGCGTTAATAAAAAATCTCTTACCCTGTAAATATCTCTCAGTAACTTCAATCGGGTTATTAACTGTCCCCAAATATAGTTTGTTATCTATTCGCCAAACATTGACCATACATCCAAACCCATGGTTAAATGCTGTTCCAATTTGATTAGGGGTATTGGCTTGTTCAAAGTTTTGCCCATCGTAAATACCCAAATAAGATATGTAAATCATAAAGTATTTAGTTTTTATTGAATATCATGTCAACGCTATTAAGTCCTCATGCGTTATATATGTACACAGAATAATTTTGTTCTGTGCTTTTATAAAAAAGGAAACTAAACATGAAATCAATCGTAACTCTAATCGCTGCTTTTGCAGTTGGTACAGCATTTGCTCAGGCACCTGCTAAGAAAGAAGAAGCAAAGAAGCCCGCAGATAAGGTAGAGGCAAAGGCTCCAGCCGCATCTCCCGCACCTGCTGCTCCTGCTGCACCAGCCGCTAGTGCTCCTGCTAAGAAAGAGGAAATGAAACTACCTGCTAAGAAGGATGCCAAGCCTGCTGACGCCACCAAAAGCGAAGTCAAGCCTGCTGCGACTGCAAAAGCCGACGATAAGAAAGCCGAAGCTCCTAAGAAGTAATCCAGTCAGATTCTCATTAATCCTCAATGATAATGATGATGGGTTTCTGATAGACGATGAAGCAATACATACAGGTTATCGTACTACAAGGACAATCAGCAGAAATTTAGAGGATGACGAAAATGATGAGATTGAACTAAGTGATTATGTTAAATTCAGGCTTTGGCTTGCAAGACAACTAGCACTTAGAAA